TCGGGATCTCCGGTTTGTTCTTGATATAATTGGGCGATTCCTTTCCTGAGAGCCAATCAGGGCGAATACCGGAAACGATCCCTTCTGCAGCCTCGGCGGCAGTGTTGGCCCGATCAGCTGCCTCATTGGCTTTTTGAATAGAAATCTCTGTACTTGTTTCCCGTTTGGTTTCTTGACTTTGACGAATTTCCTCCTGGTTCTGGCGAACCACTTCCGCCGCTTCCCGCTCTTCTTCTGATACTCCACGGACTATTTCAGCCGCTTCCCGTACGGCTTCGGCCTTGATACGTTGCTCTTCGGATAAAGTACGAAGCGATTCAGCCTCGACACGGACTGATTCCGACTCTTTGCGTATGCTCTCGGCCTTCGTCCTTTCAACTTCTGTTTCCGTTCTTGTCTGTTCCGCCCTTACCCGACTGGCTTCTACCTGAACGCGAGACGATTCAGATTCTATCCTTGCTGTTTCGGCTTCCTTGCGCAAGTTTTCAGATGTATTTCGCTCACTCTCACTTGTTTTGCGTATGGTTTCAGCCTCCTTACGGACCGTTTCCGATTCCTTGCGTTCTGTTTCGGCGGTTTGTCGCTCTGATTCATTGCTTCTGCGAAGAGCTTCCGCCTCGGTCCGTTTCGTCTCGGAATTCTTACGGGCAATCTCGGAAGTGGAACGTTCCTGCTCAGCGGCAACCCTTTCGATCTCCGCTTCTATACGTGCTGCTTCCGCCTTGATTCGCTCCGCCTCCTGTTCACAGACTTCCACGTTCGTTTGTTCGGTAGCCTCGGCGGCCGCATTGGCCCGGTCCGCCCCGGCATTGGCTACCTCGGCAGCTTCCAGTGCCGGAGCCTGGAACTCGGTCAGTACATCATCCGGCAATTCATGCCAAAGTTCTGCAATCTGGTCTTTCGTCAAGTCCGTAAAGTGCCAGCGAAGATCATCAATGGCAATTAACGACCGCCAGGCCGTATCTTCCTCGCTCTTATATTTCCACTCCAAACCGGTGTCACCTTTGCGAAACTCCGGGGTTTCGCCCGCGTCACCTTTCAAATAGGACAATTGTATCAACGTCTTCCATTCGGACGGTTCGCCACCGGAAACACTCACCTTACGCCACTGGATGGCCGTTCGGTCCGCATCGACCTGGAACTCGACATCATGACCGTCCACACCTTTCAATATCTCAACGGCTACGCGGACCAGCTTGTAACTTGCTCCCAGGGATTGCAGGACGGGAAGTGACGTTATACCGGAAAGGCTCTTTACTTCCTCCCATTCGCCCGGATCCTTCGAATTGCTCGATATGAGCTTTTCGACCTCGACCGCGATCTTTTGTAAGTCTTCTATCGTGAGTATCTTACCGTCCGATGTAATTATATCGCCTACTGCCATACATGTTCCATTTTTTATTTAAAGTTCATTCCGCATCCGAAACCTGTACCGTCATTTGCTTCTTTTCCTGGAGCTTCTCTATCAGAATAGCAACAATACTTTTTTGTTCTTCACCCGTCAATGCATCCGGATCAGAAAGCGACAAGGTCAGACGTTTTCCTTCCGAGTAGTTCATATACCCTACCTGTTTGCCGTCCTTCTTTATGTAAGATACAAACGAATGTTTGTTTTCCGAGAGGTCATGGGTTGCCATATATTCGGCCGACACATTACCGGATTGGACTGTTCCGTTTGATGTCAATACCTGTGTTTCCATATGCCTACTTTTTTTCTATCAGTTCTACAATCTGTCCATATCCTCCCGGATTGAGCACCGCAGCGGCCTGCTTGACCAAAGCTGCTTCCTCGGCCGTCAGCTCCACTACGCCTTTTGCCTTGGATATCTTGCAATACAATTCATAGGAGGCAAGCTTCTGTTTCGCGACCATCTCGGCATCCGACGACGGACGGATAAAATCCCCGCTGAAAAGAAGCAGGCTTACCGTTTCATCTATCATCTTGGCTTTTTCTTCCTCGCCTTTTCTTTCTTTTATCTCTTCCCCGTTCCAAGCTTTGAACGGCACATGCAAATTCAGTTTCATAAATTTCTATTTTTTTGAGATTAAAAATTATCTGTATTAAAATCAACCGAACGTGGCTTTGTACAAGCAACGGCTATGCCATTGTCAAATACAAACCAAGTATCGCTGTTATCTATTCTATAAGCCCCTTTTAAGCCCCCTCTCACATTCCCTTTCGGACTCTTGGTGAAATATCCATCTGAATAGATATAGCCATCAAACCAAGCAGCCCAAACAGTGTCTCCGGATGGGTAAGAAGGAGATTGTTTGCTAGAACCATAAATCGCTGCTGAACCGGGAGCACGTCCTATCGCTTTCACTCCAAAACGGCCTTGTGTGGACGCTCCAAATGCGACATCAACCAATCCGTCATTATTATTACCATAACCCATTTTTATAGTGCGGGATTTATCCCCGAAATAATCCAAACCTTCCCATACAAGACGATTATTTATTATCTTGAAAAGGCCAATCTGGCCACCGTTCGCCGTAATTGTCCCGCTAAACGTCCCGTTTTTGGCAGTCATATTTCCAGATCCGTCTATGCTGAAGCCACTATTAACAGTAGTATAACCTTCCAAATGTATCTGGTCTGCACCTATTGCGACCGTGCTTAACTGCTTGCCTACATATGTGGAAACATAAGCCTGAGTCACCAGCCCCCTATCGTTAACTTCTTCCGCAAAAAGCGAAGCGAATCCCGACTTGGTGATGAAACCAGAGGCCTTTACATATCGGTCCAAATTGTTCACGTCAGTCGTTACCGCCTCAATACTATCCGCCTGGATGTCGATCTGGCTTTGCAGTTGTTGTTTAAGACTGTTAGTCCCGTTTTGGTATTCTGAATAGGTCACACGGGCATTGATATCGTCCGCCATGATACTAAGCTGGCTGTCATAGCGGCTCGTGATCACTCCTTCGGAATCCTTGATCTGTTTCGTGGCCCATAGCTTGATCCGCTCCTCGCTCTGCTCTATGCCGGTGGCAAGGTAGAGGAACGCGTCAGCCGCACTATCGTTACGGAGCGTCACGCCGTATATCAGTATTTCTCCTGTAAAAGCAATGTCGAAATCACCTTTCTCATCCCACATACCGGTATGGTAATAAAGGGTATAACCGCCCGAAGGAGGCAAACTTTCTTCTTTGTAAAGTTCCGATCCGGACACCCCGGCACGCAATGTACCTGCCCTTAATACCCGGTAATGGAAAGAGAAAGAATAGGTGTATTTTCCATCCTCGCTCGGATTGGAATGCATCGGGATATCCATTAAGTCGTTTGCCTGACCGGCACTACTGTTCAGAATCCTCAAGACACGACGGTTTCCGTCACGGTACATACCAACATACGTTTCTTTATCCACATAGAAAGAGGACGGCAGCCAAAGCCATCCATCTTTGACTGGGATGTAATGCACCAGGCTCTTCGTATCCCAATAATAGGTGTTGGACGCAAACGAAGGGTTCCGGAGGATATTCCCCTTTTCCCCAGATATATCATTTCGTACACCCTCTATCTCGCTACGGAGCTTGCCTTCCATCACTTCGAATGTCTGCTCAATGGTGCTTCCGTCTTCCAGGTAATAGGTGCTATGCTGAAAGATACCACCATTAATATAGATGCCATGCCCTGTAAGGGTACGCCCGTTGACCGTCAGCCCCCCCAGATTCCCGATGCGGACCTTCGTATTGTCGGCTATGAGTTGCGGACTGGTTACTTCATCGAGCACATCTATATAAGGAGCATAATCGTCGGAAGAAGTCAAATAGATAAGCCCCTGGCGATTCTTCTCCTCAAGGTTCCCCATACGGAACGCTACGTCACCTGCCTTTGGCACGCTCCCGCCCTCGATCACTTTAAGGTCGAACCTCTCCGATGTCACGTTTTCCACTTCGGCAAACAAGTAACGGATTCCACCTTTCCCGTCCCGTTGCTGGATACGAACAAGGTCACCATCCCGAAGATTCATGAACATTTCGCCCCCCATATCGTCCATCTCACAGCGATAACGACGTGTTCCGAGCGGAGTGACCGTCTTTATCTTGTTAAAATCTGACACGATATGGGAACCGTTCAGCCCCAACACTTGGGAATAAACCAGCTCGTAGACTTTAAATGTCTTCCGCACCGTCCAGTTGTCCACCGTGCCGGAAGCTGTAGGCGAATCAATACGCCAGCCATAACCGAACATACCGGAAGCAAAATCACGGCTGCCTATGGAGTTTCCTATAATTGCATCCGAACGGATCACAGCCGATTCACCTTCAATACCACCATCAGCCGTAATTTTCCAACCATTTCCCCCTTCAATACCGGTCAAAAAGTCAGGTGAACCGATACTTTCATGAAATCGGATGTTTCCTAATGCGTAATCGTCTATATCTTTACGGATAAACATGCCATCCATTTCTATAATGGCACCACGTATAGCGTCTTCTATCTCCTTCAGTGCCCGAAGTGCCGTAAAAGCATTCGTATCCGATGGCCGGATATCATCGTTCAGCTTTATATGATAAATACCACTGCCACTACCACCAGTCCCCGGAGTACCGATACTCGCGATTACTTCTGGCTTAATTTTAAGTATAAGATTGTCATTTTCAGCCTCATACAACAAATCACCCTTATCTTCATCTAACTGATATCTCATTGTATTTTCGGAAGGACTTGAACTGCTATTTTCAACATTCGCTCAGCGACATTAGGCATCTCGAATATATTATATACCAAATAAGCACAAGCGTAACAAATCGCGGGCATTAATGATTCACCGTAATTCGAAAGACTATCATCAGATAAGTCCGTCATGCTTTTTACATAATTGAAATATTGTAATTCACCGGATGGAAAACATTCTATACACAGCCCTGTCTTATTATGAGAAAAAACGCATGAAGGTTTATTTACACCACTTCGGGTAACGGCATTGTGTTGAATTTTATAGTCTTCACTTCCAAATGGAGAAACTCTCTGGACCTCTCTTTTCCATCCCGAAAGACGTAGAGACACAAAACGTAAAAAATCTTGCGGTAAAGGAATTACCGTACAACCTTCACTACTTGTTCCGCCAGATGTCATATTTCCGGTGTTCAACAAAGCAATAGAGACATTTTCATCCTGTGCTATGAGATTTATAGCATCAGGTATAGCAGATTCTATATACTCTGCCAGCTTTACTGTATCTTCTGATAACAATGAGAGATTTTCTTCCTCGCCTATCTCATTCATTATCGCTCTGGTTTTATCTATTATACCCTGCTTTGTCATGATTATCTCATATTAGGGAATGATACACTCTTTTTCTTGGCCGCTTCTTTTACATCCTGTTTACTCTTCAGAGAATCTAACTGGACACCATGCTTGGTGACTAACACGTTTATAGCATCCTGAACACGCGTAATGTAATTATACTCTTTTACCTTACCGTTGCTTGCTACTCTCTCTTTAGACTGCATAGGCGAAATTACTTCAAGAAAGAAAAGCTCACCATACCTTGGGTCTGACTCTATTGCATCTTGCAACCGTTTGTCAGAAGTTACAAATCTCGCAGATACCCGTGATACCCCAGATGGAACACCTCCTGTAAATTCAATACGTCTTGGAATACCACCTACATTAATAATCGTCGAAAGTTCGGCAGACGATGTACCATATATTTTCTTATACATAACCTTATCTCTATCTAAAAAGGGAGAATCTAAAAAATGCAGAATCTCCCTTTTCTAATTAAACATTAATTATCAGGCTCCGATATAGACATCTCCATCATACTTTACCCATTTTGTCCCATTCCACTGAGCCAACATACCGGCCTTCAACTCATCGTTGGTTCCAGTCGATGCGACATCCTTCTTCAAGTACAGGATAGCGCCTTCCTTATTTCCCTCACTTGGCAAAGTCGCACCATCATTTGTTTTTGCCTTTACAAGATCTGGTTCCGCATCATTGAAACCGGACGTGTTCGGCTTGATCAGCAGATGACTGTATCCTTTCAACGTTAAACAGTCTGTCTGAATCGTAACATTGCGTTCAGCAGCTTCGCCCTGCGTTTCCATATTGATATTCCGTCGCTCCTCCTCCATTTTGTAGAGAACCAACATATCAAGATCAAGACAAATACCGATCTCCGACAAACCAACTTCGTCCAGAATAGGCAAATGGACAACATTCATCGTTCCGAAAGAGCTTTCGAAGGCTTGGAATTTGATACCCCATTTCTCTCTGGATTTCACGTTAATATCTTTCGTCAACGTGTAATCGACTGTCATCATATCTTCCAACAAATCCTTGCCGACACCTACAAAGGCTTCCTTGCTTCCGTTGTTACCGGTAAATTTCATTTTGGTAATACCGATAAAATCCGCAAAGCTGAACTTACCTTTCGTATATTCATAGTGTTTCTTGATGGACCACATGATACCCTCCTGAAAATACACGTTTTCAATTCCACGATTCGGATATTGCGCATCCTTGATCGCGATCTTACCCTTGATACCCAGCAAATAGGACACTTCGCATTTGCGACGGAATTCCCAAAGGTCATTTTCCATCACATCTTCCTTATCCCAGGCCACCTTTTTCTTTACATTCTCAAAATATTCGGTAAACTTGGTGTTGGACATCTTCCGCTGCATATAGACTTCGCGAGGCGTAGGCGCCTGATTGGTCGGAGGACAGAACAACTGGCTTTCGCTGCCGGCCTTGGCCATACAATACAAGGCCGTGCCCTCCGGAATAGAAGGAACATAACATTCCACGTCTGCCGGGTTTTGCTTTTTCCCATTAATGGCTACAACTACTGGAAGCCCCGACGAAGCATCCAGTGCCACAACATAAAGCATCAGATCCACACCGGGAGTGACCGTCGAACCGTCGCTTGCATAACCGTCCACTCCACGAACGTTGATTGTGTCATATACGTTAAACACACTGCCGTCCGCTGCATCAATAGGCAATGCTACACGTTTTTTACTTGCAGACTCCGTATGTTCAGCGTTCGTGATACAAGTGATACGGGAAGCATCGATATTATAATGCTTGACAACATAATTCGTTTTTCTCTTTTTCTTTGCCGCTTTTCGGGCAATCGTGTCAATCGGGAAAAAATCAGGACGGAATTTCGCAATATCCTCGTCTATGTCTTCAGCTATGATATCGCCCGTTTCACCACCTCTTTCCAAAGTGGTCACAGAAGTATCCTGCCCTCCTAACTGTGTTTGCAAACCCTCATGGCCTTCCGTAGCCGTACCCCCTTCTGGTGCTGGCGGAGCAACAGTCACCCCTTCAGCCATAAGGACAGATGCATCTCCAAACGCAATCCCAAGAATCATTAACACCAAGGATAAAATAAATCCCTTTTCGTTTCTCACATAATTTACAAATTTTCCCATCGCTTTACTTATTAAAAATTGATTAATCATTCCATACGCTCGACTTGTAAGAAGGCTTTTTTTCGGCACGTTTAACCGTTGAAGCGGTGCTTGCCCCTAATCTTGGCAATCCGTCACCGGCATTATCCTTTCTCATCCTGTCAATCTTTTGATTTCTCCCTGCAACAACACCAGACTGAAAGGATTCTTCAATATCTGTCTTATAATTCATGGCATTGTACAACATTTCCAACAGTTCGGTAGTGTAGTTCCCTTTGAAAATGGGCTCAAGTATCCGGCTGTAGGCACTGTCAAGAAATTCATCGATATCGATTTTTCTGGATGTGGCAAATTCATCCAGAACCGGTAAACTTGCTTCAATATTTACATCGTATTCCTCTTTGCTTTTACGCATGGATTCCAATTCCTCCATACGCTCTTTCTCGGCATTCTGCAAATCATTCCACTCGTCCGAACCTTCTTCTGCTCCCAAAATATCCTTTCCGAAATATCGTACAAGAGCCGAAGTTGCCCCCCTTTTGCCGCCAGCCATGTCCGAAAGGACTTGTGCAAGGCGCGGATCTTTTGAAAGTATTTCGGTCATGCGCTCCTGTGATTCGTCATTCTTTTGCCGATAATCAAGCATGTCAGAATAAACAGAGTCTTCGTCTTCACCGTAAGACTCTCCCATACGAGAACGCATATAATCCAAATAAGCCTGTTTCTTGGAAGGTTTATTTGTCGCCCCTGAAGATTCCACAGGTACTTTTTCTTCTTCGTTTCCTACATTATTATCCATGAAATAATATTTAAAGTATTACTTTAGCAAAGTAAAGACATTATTTTGTGGTTTAATATGTTATAATGTTATATATTTGAGCCATTATAACAAACCAAAGCATTTTTTCATGGCAAAAACAGAGAACTGGCAAAAAAAAGATGATGTATTTAAGGCATACGAAAGGGCAATAAAAGAATTGGGGGATGTCGCACGCCGGGTTCCCAAAAATACGATCATAGAAAAAGCGATGTCTTATCCGGCTCCAAGGTATTACATCACCTTAGAAGTCGCTATCAGAAACATATCGCTTATGTATAGAGGGATACAACCGGACATGTACAACCCCATGAAAATAGACATGTACGACAGTATTTTCAGGAAATTTGTTGCAAAAGGGCTAAAATATCCGGGATATAGCTATTTGGAAACCATCATCAATAATGAAGCTCCTTCTTTCTATATCGAAAAAAGGCAATTTGTACGCATTATTAATGACAAATTAAAAAGAAAATGATCCTGGTATTCATATTTATCCTTTTTTATTCCCTATCACGGTACTACGATCTAAGCGATTACGGACTGTCCTCCGGATTCCGATATTGGCAACTGATTGCATACAATTTCATACATCTGACCTTTATGCACATGTTCTTCAATTCAATCGGATACCTGATATATAAGCCGGTGATTGCAGAATATTATGGACGCAAAGCCCCAATTATAGTAATACCAATATCTGTAATCCTGTCTTCTGCAATCTTTTGCTCTGAAAAACCGACATTCGGCGCATCAACCATCATATTTTCCATGATCGGCATGTATTTAAGCAAGATATGGCAAGATGGACATTCGAAGCGACAGAAATATACAATCATGCTGCTTATAATGTTAATAATGCAGTCAATATTCGGCTATAATGTCATTAATTGGAAAATACACATTTCAGCTTTAGCAATCTCATTCATTTTATCTCGATTATGCACGACATTCACAATGATTTCGAGATCGAAAATATCTTGGAAGAAAACAGAAAAAGACACGAAATAATAAACGCACCATACAATCCAGTCACCGGTCTTGGCGCCGTAGGGGAACGAAAAAAGATTTCAATAAAAGACTCCCCTATTGGCGATATGTATTTACCGGTTGAATTGATAAAAGAAAACCTGTTTATCCGTAGACTCGCCAAATACGGATTCAAAGGATATATTATCCGATTTATTAAAGAAGTGGAGTATTCCGAAGAAGCCCTAAACCAGCTTTGGATTGAATTTATAAAATATCGGATAATATACGATTTTGAATACTGGGCCTATTCATTCATCTTTATAAAAGATAAAGTGAGCCCAAAAGATATCCCATTTAAACTAAACCGTGCGCAAAGAAGAGTACTGAATAAACTTGAAAAACTACGAAAGGCCGGAAAGCCTATCAAGTTTATCCTCTTAAAAGCACGACAGTGGGGAGGATCAACACTCGTCCAAATTTATATGCTTTGGATAATGCTCGTACACCGTCGAAACTGGAATACCGTCATTTGTGGAGATGTGGAAACACAGTCAAGAAACGTTCGGGCAATGATCACAAAGGCTTTAAACAAATACCCTTCTTATCTGCTTGGAGAAACGGTTAAATTCACACCCTTTGAAGGTTCAAGCAAAAACAAAGTCATTCAAAACACAAATTGTGTTGTCTCGATCGGATCTTTCCAAAAACCCGATACACTTCGAAGCGGTGACATATCAGGAGCTCACCTAACCGAAATTGGACTTTGGAGAGCTACACCAGGCAAAAAGCCGGAGGACCTTATCCAGTCTATATCCGGTTCCATTTATGATACAGCATATACGATTTTAGGGTTGGAAAGTACGGCAAAAGGCGTTGGTAATTTTTTTCATCGTACATGGCAACAGGCTGTCAAAGGTAAAAATAACCTGCTCCCCATTTTTGTAGCATGGTTTGATATTGATATTTATTCAATCCCTATTGATAACCACGAAGAGTTTATCCATTCTATGGACGAATACGAATGGGACCTTTGGAAACTGGGAGCTACACTGGAAGCTATTGCTTGGTATAGAGAAAAAAAGAAAGACATGAAAGATATTTGGCGTATGAATTCTGAATATCCAAGCACTCCAACAGAAGCCTTTCAATCTACCGGCCGACGACGTTTCCGGCTTTCAGACACGCTCAAACTACGCGAAACTTGCATCGATCCTATTTTTCATGGTGAAATTTCAGGTTCGGAAGAAACGGGTGTAGAAAGCCTTCAGAATCTTCGGTTGTCAAAAGAAGAAATAGGCTGCTTGTCCATTTGGAAAATGCCGGATAAATCAAAACGATATCGAAATCGTTATATTGTCGTTATGGATGTAGGGGGAGTTTCAGATGAAGCCGACTACACGGATATCACCGTCTTTGATCGCTATTGGATGATGGACGGAGGCATCCCGGAAGTGGTAGCCGAATGGCACGGCCATATCGACCATGATAAAGGCGCTTGGAAGGCTGTACAGATGGCAACATTTTATGCTGACGAGGAGGATGCTATGGTTGTAATAGAAAGTAACACGCTTGAAACAGAAGGCACGGAAGGCAATAATTTCGAATACATCTTAGACGAGATAGCAGGGCATTACTCCAATCTCTACTGTCGCACCCCGGCCGACCAAATCAGACAAGGCGCCCCAGCAAAATGGGGATTTCACACCAACACATCAACCAAGCCTATGGTTATCTCCCATCAAGCAAAAGCAATACGGGATTCTTTATACATCGAAAGATGCGAGGAAGCCGTAGACGAACACGACACATTTGAAATCAAAGAAGATGGTAAAACAATGGGAGCTGTTGAAGGAATGCATGATGACAGACTCATGACTCGTGCTATCGGCGTATGGATCTGCTATCGGATAGGTCTTCCATTTGCCGTAAATACCCCAATAGCTACACCAACCCGTAAGGTCATATCGGAAGCCACAATATGAAACGAGGTAAGATCATTTCCGATCTTGCCTCGTTATTTTAAATTATGCCCGGATTTGACCTATGACCTCAGAAGGAATTCCCTGAAGTTGCGCCATACGACCTTCCTCTTGGGCCTGCAACATCTCCGCTTCATCCCGCTTAATACTTTCCAAGATACGTTCAGCAAACGGAAGCGACGAATTTTCAAGCAATTGCTTGACATTTATTGCCTCATTTTTGTAAAGATCCATCAAGAAATCATTCATCACCATTTGATAAACCGGAGTATTAGAACCTTCCGTAATATAGACATCTATTTCTGAATCTTGCACCTTTTCCGGATCATACCATTTACTTTCTTTCGAATAGTCCGATCCGGCAAGGTCTATATATCGAGCAGAAGTATAAAATTGCTGAATCGTCTTCATTACTTTATTGTCTCGCTTCTTTTGAAAATTACGAAAAGAATCAAGCAAGCCTTTAACATTCATACTTGAATTCTGAACCTGCTGGGCATAAAGCGAAGATGGCGTATTAGAAGATGGCGTTTGGCCTTGCATTGCAGAATTTACACCAGAAATATCATTGATAAGTTTCAATTGTAAGTTCAATAGTTCGTAATCTCCGGCAACAGCCGCAGAACCGTTATATTGATGAACGATATTCTGTATATTCTGGCCCTGTTTAAGACGAACAAAAAGCACACCATTATAACGCACATATTCATCTACAATCTGCTCCCGGCTCATTCCCTGAAAAGCATCTTCATCCACAATGAGAAGTCCTTTCGCAGTAGACGAACGAATAAAATCGATCATCGTAAGCGTCCGGTTTATGTACTTTTGCTGATCAATAAAGTCATCAACAAAATTAAAGACTTTACCATTGACAAACGGATAAATGTTCAATATGTAATTATGCTCTTTATGCCAGTAAGGCGAACGCCCTTCCTGTAGCACATCTCCGAACGGAGTCATGTAACGATAGTACCAATATTGCTCAATTGAATAGGTATATTCCACAAGAAGCACATCTTCCGGGTCCATGCCGTTAGCTAACGCTTCTTCCATACGCTGCTTATTTAAAACATCTATCGATTTTCTGTCGGAAAGATTGGAATACCACCATTCCCCACTCAATAGGTCACGGCAAAAAAGTGCTTCCCGACTTTCCTTTTTCCAAACAAGAATCACCCGGCAAAGATCTGGACGGGACGGCATATAAAAATCCATATTTTTGTTCTGGTCCCCTTGTAATCCAAACGAATCAGCCCAGGTAGCCCCGTTATGATCACCGTAAATCCGATAAATATCATCACAGGTTGTTTTATCACGGGCAAATGCGGCCACAATATCCGAAAGAGTCATATCATACATTTCCCCGATAATACGAAGATCCCATGTCCGAGGATCTTCTATATCCGTGTTGAAGAATAACCGATAAGTATTGGTTGGATAAACCCACACATCCAAATTTTGTTTAGCCGGATTCATGCCGTACTCTACCCGTTGGGCACATAACCCTGAAAGCATAAGATTCGTCAAACTTGCAGCATCCATTTCCGTCGTTTCGTTGATCTGATGGCAATACTCAATTGCAATGCTCATCATTTCTCCAATCTTACTTTCCCTTTTGTCCCTAACAACACAAACGGGCTTCGTTTGGTTATTTCGGAATTGTCCGTCGATATTTTTCAAAATCGGGCGAATGACATTGTTTTTCAAAGGCACTTTACCCTGCGATCGAATATATGCACTTTCTGTCACTTTCTTCCCACTTGCAGGATCAATAACAAGATCGCCCCATTGATCTTCAAATCCATACATCTGGGAACGTGCAGCCTTCTTGCGAACCTCACTAAGTCCCCACCAAGCATTTTCAGCCTCTTTCAGCACATCTGTAGCCTTTGTCAAACTAATAGCTGACCGGGTGCGACCACCCCGCTCCACTCCCGGTTTCAATCTACGGTTATAAAACTTTCTATTCATCTCCTATTTTGTCTAATTCGTTAATCATCATTTCTTTTGTCTTTCTCGCCTGTTCGTAAAGAGCTTTCTTTTCTTCTCCATCCATCAAGCGGGCCATATCATACATACTTTCAATCGCTTTTTTATAAAAGCCGGTCGTTTGATAACGTCGGTATGCACGACTATTGGCAAAGGATTTGTAATTACCCGACAGGTCCTTACCCCCTTCGAGCCCTTTACGGTACATCCTATCCCTACTCTGCATCTCTTCATACTCTTTCACGTAATGGTTATAGCGTTCGTTTGTATAATTACGCGGAACCATATTTTCTGTGTCATAGGTCAGCCCGCTCACAACTGGGATATTCCTAAGCTGCACATCTCCGGTTACTGCGCCTTCCACCGTTTTGTAACATTGAGCAATGGCTTTACCTACGCCACCTAAGTACTGTTCGAAAAGGTACTCTACGGCAGAAGGATTCAAAAGAGCATAATCCAATTTTCCTTTAGAGGCATAATCGCCTCCCGACAGACTATTCAGCCGTTCGGAGGCTTTGATTATCGCTTTGCTGGTTCCAGTCGTTACCTTATGATATTCTGGAACATACTTATTAAACTCGTTGCGCCCAGTAATCCGCTTGCCATAAAAATTCTCATTAAACCAATAGGTATCCAACAACGGGGAAATAGCATCCGGTGTAAAAGCCTTCAATGCCGATTCCACTGCATTGTCAGAAGAGCTTCCCTCCACATCGAGCGGGAACAGCTCCATCAGTTTTCCGACAACATCACCTGCAAAATCACGTCCCTTATATTCCCCATGCTGATATTGTGCCGCCATATCCCCCAGTCCGTACAGTACACGGAGTTCAACAGGGAGAGGGAGAAGCGCATACGTCCCGTCCATGTCAAAAGGAAGAATCACATTGTTCTGCCGGACATAATCCGGTATCTCGTTATACTCGTCGTCATCCCCAAGCAACATCCTTGAAGCCAAACTTAGGGCATATCCAAGGGTTGTCCAAAAGGCAATTGCGGCCGCCATCCTCTTCGGGTTGGCAACGCCAGCGCTCAAGAAGTTGTGGCTTCCCTGTATGGCGGCATTGAAAAAGAAGTAGAAGTTCTGCGCATAAGCCGCACCCATGGCGCCGCTACCCCGGCGGTTAAAGTTGACAGAAGCCTCTTTGGCCGCTTGGATGCTTTGTAGTTCGGACATTCCAACCTGTTTGGCGGTAAGATAGGTGCCGAACCGAGAAGCGTTCTCGGCAACACCATTGACCGTCTCCAGCCATCCGCCAAACACGTTCAACACATCTTTCACCTGCAACTTTCCTCCTGCACTCTTTCTGACCATCCGGCCTACTTCCCTTTTGTACTTGTCATACCCCATCACTTCCACATAACCGGTACGCCCTCCGCCACGCAGGAATGCATCATAGTCAGCGTCATGTTTCCCACGGATCACAACTCCCGCAATGCGTCTTACCGCATTGAAATAATTAACGATGTAGCGAGCTTCAAAACCGGCCCCGTATTTCACATAATTCATTGTATTCGTATAGAAGAAATCACGGCCGACATTCCTAAAAATGAAGTTGATGTTTCGAGAAGTATAGTTCAACATCATGAACTGCCGTATCTTGTTCATCCATCTGAGCACTTCATTGTCCAGGTTGCGGTTGTTAAGCCCGTTAATAGCCTGCGCCACCCTCGGGTCTCCGTTTATATAAATAACCAGGTTTTTTCCGCCCTCTTTCACCCGGACGACATGTTGTTTTTCCTGCCAGTCCTTGATGGGGACACCGAGGGAGAGCACCTCTTTCTGCGTCTTCGCCTCTCCTTCTTTCTGTAACGATTTCATCTTTTCCTCAAAATCATTGATGATGGCGGCGTTCGCCTCCACATCTTCGGTCAGTCCTTCCGCCGTGACTGGCTCCCACAGGGTCTGCCCCTCCGCATCTACGCCGCTCTTGACATACCATTGACCGGAGACGCTTGCCTTTCCCGTCTTGCTGTTTCGCACGAGGTTGACAAAACGGAGCTTCGTCAGGTTCTTGTACCCCATTATCGTCGCGCTTTCATAATCATGTATGATATTGGCCAATACGTCACCGGCCATAGAAGTACGCCCTTTTGCCGTTTGCAGCGGGTTGGATACGGCATCGCGGTCCGCATCCATGTAATCCCAGATGTCTCCAGCGGTCTGTTCGCTCCATTCTTTAAGTGGGACATAATATTGGTACATTCCGGCTATCTTATCCCGGGCTTCACGGCTGATCAAATTGGACCGGTACATCTTTTCAAGGGAAGCATGGGTCGCCTCACGAACACATTTCCAAAGAGGATCCGTATTGTTTTCCTCCTCGAACTTGCGGACAAACTCCCCGACAAGGATTTCATCCATTCCACTCTTTTCTGGATCCAATTTTTTTGTTACGGCAGTAAGGCCTGCATAATCCTTGTTACGGATAGCTTCAATCGCTTCCTCCGAGGGGGTCTCAAGGGCAGCAATGGCTTCTTCACGCATCTTCATGTTACGTTCAAGGCCATGCTTTGCCTTCATATAAAGCTCCACCCTTTCCCGTTTTTCGGGATCAATCACGCCATCTTTTTTTGATAAACGGGCTACTTCATCCACCAAAGCCTTGAACTCCGTCTCCTTGAACTTGTCCATGTCGTACTCTCCTTTTCCCTTGGAGGTGTTCTCGAAGATATAGGCGTTTTCATAGTCCTTCACCTTGCGCCCCATCTCCTTTTCCAGGTCTCGCTGAAAATCACGGAGCGGAATCATCATGTCCTGATAGCTTTCCCGGAAACGCTGATAGAACTTCCAGGATGATGGTGAGGCTGATTTCAATCCTTCTATCACGCTTCTAATAGCCCTAACCATGCTACGACGTTCTTCTGCCGAAGTGGCAAGCATCGTTCCGCTACTAACCAACGGATCACGGAACAACAATGTATCACGCATATTTCCATCTTTGGCCACTTTATGAATGATCGTAACAAGTGAATCACCTTTTTCAAGACGGTTCTTACTCTTCCATAACATATAAGCAATATCTTCATCCCGCATACGCAAATCGATTCCCAACGACCGGAAAAATCCGCGGATGGCCGATTTTATCTTTTGCCAAATGGACGGCTCGGATACACCGTTTTCTGCAACAGAAGCCAAATACTCTTCCGTCGCGATCCTGAAGTCTCCCCCATAGCGGGAAAGTCCGGCACAGGTAACCTTACGGCGCACATCTTCCGGTAGGTTGCGATAGACAGAATCCATCATGTCGTCAAACTTTTCTCCTAATAGTCCGCGAAGCCCTTTATGCGCAACGACCTCGTGTAAAATGGTCGCTTGTGCGTCGGCGATGCTTTCGGCATTGGGCAAAACCAAATATACTTCGCCAGTTTCCATATCATACCAACCTTTGGACCCTCGTTTCTTCCGTTGAGTATCTTTGTCATCGTCCGTGATATCGTTTACATCCCGGATGATGTGTATCGGAATATGTAGGCCACTTGCCAATTCATCTACGGCAGACGATATTTTTCCCTCGTCAAGGGTTGGATTTACAAAAGATTCCACTATCTTTGTGGCAGATGAAAAGCTACTGTTTTTATCATCAACGTTAGCGGGAGTACTGCTATTTGATATAAAATCAGTAGCTTTTTTCTTGTCGACCCATTTTAGTAAACCATCGTTTATCCATGAATAGATATCCTTAACATAGTCCTTCGGATAAATACTACGCACAGAATTGATTTCAATATTGCCAACCTTACGGTTCACCTGTATAGCCACAACAAAATTATCTCCATTGCTTTCAAGTTCTGTTAAAACGACCTTTGCATCAATTCGTGTTTTGCTGTCAAATACCGCTATCGGATTGGCTATAGCTTGTGGAAGATTCTCTACACTTGTCAAATTGAAAGGATGGTTACTTTTATATTTCTCAGATGCTTTAGTCGCCAATTTATCTGCACGTAACTCTATTGGCAGATAAGGGAATCCCGCAGCCTGTAAAAACCTGGACGGATTCCCCAGCTTGTAAACATGCCCTTTAGGCAAAGAACCGTCAATTTGTCGCTGCAAATCTTCGTTGAAACGCTCGTTCACCTCTTCGATATTCCCAGAAGCCGGTGCATAAGAAGCCGGTTTTCCTAATGCGTCATCGAGGAACAGCTGGTCTTCACGCGCTACGTCTTCCGTTTCTTCTGCCAGCGTTCTCCGTCGCTCTTCCGGAGTCATAGACAAACGCCTCTGTACGTTGCGGGCTTCCACCTCGCCGGAGAGCTCTTTGTAGCGATTGCGGCTTTCACCAAGACCATATTTCTCAGTAAGAGATTGGTATTCGTTGTAAGCATCTTCATAACCTTCGTTGTCGTATCCGCGTGCCCAAAGGTTAAATCCCTTATCGAATGCTTCTCGACTGGGAACGAAGCCGTCACCAAAGGTCATTCCAAGCGAATGGTATTCATCGACAAGAGCGTTGTATACATCTATCTGGCGGGCTTCATCGCCAAGCTCTTTCTGTTTTTCTTTGAACTCATCGACCATTGACCACGCATCGCGCTTTTCTTTTAACGTATTCAGATGTTTTTTATAGGTACTCTCATTCCCCCCTCGGGCAAAGCCCTCACTTGCCTGGATGGCGTGCTGCACCTCGTGCGCAATGAGGCTGCGCAGGTCTTCCGTTTCCAGTGCTGCCTCATTGACGCGGATCAGGTTCTGCGCCTCGTAGAAGGTCGCACCGGTACGGCTGCTTCCGTCCTTATACAGCTCGACGCGCATCTGCCTCAGTTCCGGGTATGCCTCGAACAGGCGGGGGTCTTTCACGTAATCGTCCAGGTAACGCACCTCTTCGGACCGGTAGGAGCTGCGCATGGCCTCGGCACGTTCCGACAGCTCGTCGTATCGCGCCAGTTCCTCTTCCGAAAGTTCCTCCCCGTCGAGCAATCTGCCATTCAGGTTGTCGAAGTCTTTCCCCCACGGGAGATTAGCCCAAAGCCTGTCTTTGCGGGCAAGCCCTTTCGGGTCCACTTCGAAGTCTGGCACCTCGTAGCGCCACTTTCCGTCGGCACCTCGTTCCCAGCCGGTAGCCAGCTTGATTTTCCGTGCATTTTCTTTCTCGTTTATTTGGAGAAGTGACAGGAGCTTCGTATCTTTGATATCGGAATTAAGGGAAGTTGTTTGATTAAAACCGGGAGTTGTTATCCCGATTAGTGAATCAAGCAATTTCCCTTTTTCTATTTTGGAAAGTTTGTGGTCATAATAACGAGTGCCCTCTTTAGGCGTGACAATTACAGCACGAACCGTATAATCTTCACCGCCAATCTTCATCCCACAAACATAATAGTCAAACTTTTCAGCGTCAACCTTATCGTCTGTATTAGCTTGTGATTCGATATACACAGCATTCTCGATAATCTGAGGTATGGCCGCAACGCTTTGCAGTTGCTCCGCGTTTTTATAGTCGTGGTTCAGCACCTCCTTGATAGCATTCTTGCCGACCATGACTGTTTCCCCTGTGTCTTTGTTGGTATATTCACCACGCAACCTTTTCCCATACTCCAGTGCATTCTTCTTATATTGTTTCAGATCATCGCTCGGCTCGATCTCCCAGCCTGTTATTTCCACCGGCTCACTTTTACGCAGCTTTTCTATCCGCTGCTTCTTTTCATTGAAAGCGGATTCCATCTCCCTTGCCACATTCAAGTTGTCAAGACGGGTAGTTGCTTCTTCTGCTGCATCAAGCCTTGCTGCTCCCTGCTCACCGATAAAGCGGAAGCGGGGGTCGCTCTTCCGGGCGTTGAAGCGTTGAGACAGGGGGATGATGTTCCCTTTGTCGTCCCGGGTAACCAGGTCGTTCAACTTGCGGTTGTTCCGGGTGTCCTTATACAGGTAGTCGCTCTTGTCGTCATATCCCCATTCGTTGATGTCGTTCCCGTCCCAATAGAGGTTCTCAGCCGGTACACGTTCTTCCATCATCCGGTAGTCCCCCTCCAAGGCGTGGTTGCCGTGCTGCCGGGCATAGGCTTCGGAGAGTGTCACCCAGTCACCGTTCCGGACGCTTCCCTCTTTGAGTGACTTGGGCACCGCCCGGTAGATGGTGACCATCGGCTTTTCTCCTTTATCTATGGCGTCCAACGCCTCGCTGATAGCCGCTATGCTCTCTTCCCGGTTCTTGTCCCGGTTCATGCGGAACTGTTCGTCCAGACTGTCGCGGATGTTGTCTTTGTTCTGAGCCACGTCGACCATACTCTTGTCGATGCCCTCTTCATCGTAGGAGGGGGCACGGTGCGCCATTCTGAACTCATCCGTCGACAAATAGCCTTTGCGCCGGGCGGCTTCGTTCACGAGGTCGCGCATGCGGCTCTCGTCTTGGGCTTCGACGGCTTCAAGGTAGGCGCGATCCAACGCTTCGCTCGACATCAGTTCAAACTCTTCCAGTCGTTTTCTTTCTGCTGCGGCAGCCTCCTCTTCCCGTTTGCGGGCGGCTTCCATGGCGTTGCGCTCATCCTGCGCCTGCTTGACATAGCTGTCGCGCAGTTCGTCGACATTGCCGAACTTGTCGAACAGCTCCGCCTTGACCGGGGAGAAGACCTTGACAAATTCACCCAAAGATAGCTGGTCGTTTGCCAAGCGGATGCTTCTCTTGATACTTTTGAACGCATAGCTGGCTCCGCCCAGATTACCTGCTTTCATGGACTCTGCGTACTTCTTTACGTCTGCCTCTTCCAGTTGATGCTTCTGTGCGAACGAGGAAACATCGCTCTCCTTTGCCGTGCGAAAACGCAGGTTGTCATTGTTTTCAGCTTCCCGTTTGTCAAGTTCCTGTTGCGCCTTATTGCTATCTGTCTTTACACTCTTATATTCTGCAAACGCTTTTGTCTTGCGGTGGCTGCTACCTATCCATTTCTCGAAATCCTCCAAGTTTACGGGGGTTACCACCGTCTTGTGCTTCTTCGCCCAATCTTTGTCATAGTTGGCGAAATAAGCCGTCTCGGCATCGGCCGCCTCATTGAAGCCAAGCATTACCTTATGCTCGTCAAAGCTGCCATCCTCGTTGTATTGATCCACCACAAACGCTTTTCGACCGTTCCACCCATCAATATCATCAGATAGGAACACATCTATATGGTCGCCGTCCACGCCCTCCGTACCACGAATGTAGCCGTAGGTGTTCTGCATGGTCGTTTCCCACTTCTTACCATTAGCATCCACGCCACTACGAACAGAACCTTTCGGTTGCTCGATGCTAATATCAAATGTACCTACACGCACATGCCCTTTCTTGTAATTGCCGGCTTCCTTCTGGGCTTCGGTAGGATTTATATCGGTATTTGCTTCGGCATCTGCAATTTTTTCGCTTAACTCACTGTTATTACGGAAAGAATGAGTATCTTTGTTTTTAGAAGCATTACTCTCTTGCGTAGGAAGGAGGTCCGGCACATCGTCTCGATGTTCAGCTAAGCGCCATTCAGAGCTGTTGGAGAGTAATGCTTCTCTTATATAGAGCACACTGCTTTCCTGTAAGGCTCTTTTGACTTTGTTCTTGTTCATATAGTGACTGCTTACAGACACTTCCATCCCGTCCTGCTTGACAGTAATAGAGGCATAGAACTTAACCTTCTCTCCATTCCTATTGAATGTCTTGATAAACAAAAAGCTGCTGCCTCTCTCTGCGTTTCCGTCTTTCGCTTCGCTTGCCTCCCCTATAATCACATCCGGATTAGACAATGTAGGACCAACCATACCGAACTCCTTGGTACGCTTTTTCTCAAAGAATTTAGTGATCTGGTTCCCTCCCATTTTCACAGATCCTATGGGGGTGGCAATAAAATTGTTCTCGTCGAATGTTTCTGCCCAAGTCTCAGGAGTAAGTTCTTTCTCGCTCGATATTTCTGCTGCGGACTCCATGCGAGACAAAAGCAAATCCGCCTCTTCTCCACTTAATCCTTGCAGCTTTGGCACAGGACCCTGTTGAGCTTCATCCGCATATCTTCTTCCTACGGCTTCATCTCCTGCGCCCTCTTGTGCGGCTCCATCCGCACGATTCGCTTCGGCATCTGCAATTTTTTCGCTTAAATCATTGGTATTACGAGATGAATCGCTATCTTTGTCGGTAGAAGACAAGTCAGACGGAAGAGTGGAAAGGCTTGCCGCCGCCTCTTTAGAGGTCAGTATGAGGAGTTCGCCGCCCTCACGTTTGGCTTGTCTTTTTATTCTGTCAAGATTCCTATTATCCAGAGTGTACCACCCTACAATTTCCACATTATCCTTGTTGCTGTTTACTTCAAGAACAACTATCGGACTTTTATCATCCAACTTTATTACAATCCAGTGGTTCTTTTTGGTATTCGGCTGCGACTGTCCTACAATGTCAGGATTATATAAAGCTCTCTCCAATATATCCCTACTTGATTGAGGAGTAAAGGCATGAGCCTTGCCGTTCTTCTCGAATATGTTCTTCTTTATAATAACACGCTTTCCGTCAGCTCCGATTGCATCAGACACATTCTTTGGAACAACGGGCAACCCTATAGTGCGATAAGGAGATGTAAAGTCTTCATCTGTTATATCCGATACACTACTTACATCCTCGATAATAAGATTACCTTCGGAGTCTATAGGATTACCCTGCCTATCTATTTCTCCGGATGCGCTTTCTTGTGCAGCTCCATCCGCACGATTCGCTTCGGCATCTGCAATTTTTTCGCTTAAATCGTTGGTATTACGAGATGAATCGCTATCTTTGTCGGTAGAAGAGCTTTCGGTTTGCAGAGGAGCTGTGTCATTCTGCAATTCAGTATCGCCAATGTCTGTCGTCCTGTCGGTAGCCGTTGGCTTTTCTTTTTCAAAGGCAGTCAATAGCCAATTCTTCTTCTCTCCATCCCATTCAAGGCGCACAGCCGCTTTATGCGTTTTACTCTCAAGGTTTACACGGTTAGCACTACGGCTTATCACCACCATGTCGTCTAAGATGTCCTGCAAGCTGTCGAGAACCTCGGGGTGGAACTTGGCAAGTTTAGATAGTCCAAAGCCATTGCTCTTCCCTGTCCCCTCTTTGCCCCAAACAAGATCTATGTCTCCGACCTCTTTGTGGTGAAGTGCACCTATCGCTTCTCCGCTTCTTTTCCTTAAGAGAAACTTTATCGCTTCTTTAGCCTTGCCTCTGAATTGGTCATAGATATCACCAAAGACTCCTTTACCTATCGGTTTTATTTCTCCGGGTGCGCTTTCTTGTGCAACTCCATTCGCGCGATCAACACCGGGGCCAGCCGGTTCTCCTGCTTCAATTTCTCCACTTCGCCCGGTCTGAGCAGATTGTTCTCCTTGCAGTATCTCGCTGCCTCCTTCGCGTAAGACATCGCCTCCGCTTTCGTCATTTCCTTCAGTGTTTTCATCTTTTTCTGTTCTATTTTGTGCCAATATAGCATCTATTTCTTCCAGTTCCTCCTGGATTGCCTGAATTTCGTCAGCCATCTGAGAATCCAACTCAAATTGTTCTTCATCAGTAAGCAGCTTTTCTTTAAAATCACGAACAACCGCATCTTCGTATGCCTCATAATCTTCAGGCGAAAGGTGATAATTTTCCTCGCACCAGCGAGCATATTCGTTATATTCTGCCTGCCGTATCTCCTCGGCTTTCGCTTCGCGGCGGTTCTTGATGTAGTTGATCAGATCGCCACGGGTACGCGCAGTCGAGAGCACCTCAATAATAGCATTACGACCGGCATTCGGATCATTCTGGTCAAAGAAATTAGAACCGTTCTCCAAATCCGCCTGCATCAGGATTTCGCCGGCACGCTCTATCGATACGCCACCTTTATCTTTCCCGGCAAACAATCCAAACAGCGAACGGGATTCAGATATACGTCCTCCGGTTTCACGTCGATAATCATCCTGCAGCAACTTTATAGAACCATTGGCCAGCATTTGCGCAGCCAGTTCCTCCCCGCTTTGTGGTGCAGTATTACGCATTAAATTAATGGCAGCTTCTTCACCCGGTTTCACACGGGCATCCTGCAATTTTGATTTAATATCTTCCCAATAGCTCTTTTCCTGTTCGATAGGCTTCCGCCCTTCTTCCCACTCTTTTTTTCTGGCTTTATAACCCTCTATATCAAGCTCCATCACAGGAGCCTTTTTGCCCGACTCAGTTAAACGCCTTTCTGCATCAGAAATATGATTATTTACAAACTGGTCCACTTCTTCAAGTGTCAGGGAACCGTCAAGAAGAGCATCTAAAGTATCACTAATTTCTGCCTGATGATAAATAGGATTACCAGCCTCGTCCATGGGAATAGATGATTCTGGAGTATTTGACTCTTGGTTAATCGGAATTTCCGTCTGGGATGCTGGTAAAATAACATTTTCTTCGGCAGAACTATCCACATCTGGCGTGACAGTCCGGTAAAACGCTTCCAGATCTGCCAATTCCTGTTTTTTTACACGTATTTCATCCCGCAACGATGCACGTTCCCCACCCGATGCTTTCTCAATCCGGGATTCCGACTTGGATACTTCACTTCGTTTATTCTCTATATCCGCACGCAAATCTTCAAGAGCCGTCTGAGGAGATTCGGAAAGGGACGTATATTCATATTGCTGCTGTGGAGTCATGGCCTTATAGTCGATCGTCCCGTCATTTCGTTTAGGCAACGATGCGACAACACTCTCCAACGTCTTTTCCGGCACATTTTCTAACACTTTGCTGTCTCCATCCGTTGAAGAATCCTCATTTTGGGTTTGATTTTTTGACATATTGTCAATAACAGAATCCAACCCTATTTCTTCCGTCATGCCATCAACTTCAACGATAACACCTCCATCATCGCTCATCTGCTGCACTATCCCTTGACGACCGTCCACCAAATTCACCAAATCGCCAGGATTAAACATCACCGGCTGTATATCTGCTGCTTCGGACTCCATCTCTTCTTGTGCAATCACTTCGTCGGGGACCGTGTTTATGATATCGGCATATAATTGCTCAACTGGATACTGTTCGATCAAACTATCGAACATTTCAGGTCGTCCTTGCTGGACTTTGCCATTTTCATCAAGATAATACAAAATATCATCCGACTGTTTTGCATCCACCAATCCTTCTTCGTCAAAAACAATATTACCGCCTGTTATATAAACCGGCTGGTCTGAAGAAGGAAATTTGACTGTAACAACTTGCCCCATGTCTTTATTGGCCGTTCGGCCAATATCATCCATACGGCGTCTTGTTTCTTCGTCAATACGCGACTGCACATAGTCTACATATCCGTTATAATTCAGCAGACTGATTGTATACTTTCGTATATCTGCAAGATCCTCACTACTCAATCCTTTAACAGAGGCAACTTTATCGACAAAATCCTGTACAGATCCAAGAGACTGTGAATGCTTAAGTACTACTTCGTTAAATTTATCCATATCTTCTCCCAAAATACGCTTTGCAGTTTCAGAAGAAGCCTTGTAGTTATTTGTTATGTTTTTCTTTCGCTTAGAGTCATAGAGCTTCGATCCGCCAATCACAGGAACAAACTGCGCCCCTCCCATTGATCCCGTCACACCGGCATCAAGCATTGTTTCAAATATATTGTCAGTGCGTTCTACCCCCGTCTTCTTATCAATGAGATATTCGGCCAATGCGTTGGCCATCTCTTCCATTCCTTCCGAGGCAATTGGAGCAGTAATCCAATGTTTACTTTCGAACGCAGCCATTTTATCAAGAAAATTCTTCTTTATCACATTAGCTGCTGCTACTCGTCCGTTCTTTTTCAATAGATTTCCGATCGTTTTCCCAATCATTCCGGCACCAAGGACCTCTGTTAGCGATTCAGATGCACCGCTACCAATTGCATTGATCCATTTATTCACCTCGCTCAACTCTGGATTTTGCGCACCCAGCTCATCATATTTGTCTGACGCAGTTATGGCTCCGGCCCCAATAAGCCCAGGAGCCATTCCACCTGTCAAAGCAGTAGAGCCAGCAATAGCAAGACTTGTAGGTGCGGACTCTGTTGCACTCAACAGCGCAGATCCCATAGCCCCAGAGTAATCACCATCGCTCCACAAAGAAGAAAATCCTTTTCCTTTATAACGATCAGACGCTTTATGTAGTTTATCAGCCCATTCATTGAGCTTTTCCGCCTCTGCACCAAATGTTCCGCTTCTTGGAATACCTATCTTTTCGAGAGCTTTCGTTCCCTTGTCCATCAAATTAAGAGTACTCCCTGCCAAATGACCAAGCCCAGAGGCAAATCTTTCACCTAAATCACCAACAAAACTACCCGTATCCCGCATCTCACCTATGGAGATATCCGGCTCTGGATGTTGCTGCATGAATATATCATATTGTGATGCCTTGACACGATACGGCTTATCCGGCCTCTCAATTACTGTCACAGCATCTGGATATTCCGATGCAAAATCAGGTATATATTCTGGGGAGACATCATACTTAACCCCCTTGTTTTCAAAAATAGGCATAACTTTATTTGCTTTTCGGTTTATACTTAATCACTTCTTGTTCCGGACTGAAATCAACAACCTCTTTTCCATTCAAGTATTCAGGAGGACGATACGGCCCGCTATACTCCTGTTTTGGTAAAAATCGCTGTAAATATTCATAAACGGTCTGCTGTGTATCTTTCGGCTCATATGCCCCGTTTATAATCGACTCCAATTCATCCTGTAACTCTGGAAAATCCTTTATCTTCCTTTTCACAATAGATAGCGTCTTAGTTGACTGATCTCCACCTTCACCCATTTGCATTTTTATGTCGTCAACTGTACGCCTGTCGTTAGGATTAGAAGCTATTATTTCCTGCATCCTATTGTATAAATACCCAGCTACCGCGGTTGCTTCGTCTTTAGGTATCACTGTTTTTCGCCCATTCTGGCCAATCAAATAATCGAACTTATCTTTTCCATTCTGACTTGCCGCAATCCTCTGCTGCTGGAGTTTTAGCATCGCTTCTCTATATTCGGCAGTCTTTTTATTCTCCTCCGCCCGCAATCGAGCATTTTCAGCATCTTTCTGTATCTGCCTGTTTATATCCGCCAGTTTAATCTTTGTATTAGTATCAAACTTATGCTTCTCCCAATCGGCATTAGCTTTTGCAACAGAAGCGGCCCTTTCATTTTGATAATCCTGTAAGCGGGCATTAAGAAGAGCATTATCGAATCGGACGCTATCTGCCCGCCGAAGGTCTTTCAGTCTTTGCAATCTTGCGTCAGCTATGCTTGTGTTCGATTGAGGCTGGTCAAATATCCTACGACCGGCTACACCAGTCGCAAGATTGACACCTAACCCCAATATATCCGATAACATCCCAAGTTTTTTCTGCCGTTCCGCTTCTGCGACCTCTTTTTCATACGAGCGCGGCCTGCCGTACTGACTTACGATATCATATATAGTTTGAGGCTGAATGGTTGTATGTGATACCGGTTCCACCTCTACTTTATCTGGATATTCCGGTCGAGGAACATTTAACGAAGAACCGGACAACATAGGCGTATCTTCCGCAGGAGCCGGAGTAAACGTGCCGTCCGGCTTTTGTCTTGCTTTTAGCTTTTCGAATAATAATCCCATATCAATCCTTATTTATTCCACACACTTCCCAGTCTATCTACCATCTTACCCGCTAACTTGGAGTTTCCAAGCAGGCCCCCAGCAGTCTGCAAAGCACCACCAGCCATACCGGCATAACCTCTTTCCGACATAGCTGATTGGCCAAGACGAGCCTGATCAAGTGCATTCTGCTGATTTAGGTACAGGGATTTTACATTGTTCTTATACGCATCGGCATTTGCCTGAATGCCGGACGCGGCATCAGCGATAATTTCATTATTCGCCTGCTTTTGTGCAACGACAGCTTCCGGAGTTGCGCCTGTTACAGCCGCCGAAGCTGCAGCAGCTTGGTTGCTTTTTCTCATCGTATCCCTTACCCGCTTCATGGCCGCCTGCACATCCGATCGATCCATATAATTCTGGTAATATTCGCTATTGAAGAAATCTTCATTCCGCTGTTTAGCTTCGCGGATAATCCGATCCTGACGCTTTCTTTCTTTAGCCGCCTTGATACCTCCAAACATTGAACTTGCAAGCCCTAAGCCGCCTCCTATTAATCCCAACATATCAATACTTTTTTCCACAAATGTAAGATTACAGGACCACTACGCACATGTTAAATTGATACTTTAATTAAATAAGCATATATTATTGTTTCATACATTGTTATATTTGCAATAAAAACTATTTACAAACTATATATGGCAAGACCGAAAGGAGCACCGAAAGTCGGGGGAAGAGTAAAAGGAACACCAAACAAGATTAAGTTGGAAATTCGCATGAAGATGTCGGATTTTATCATTGACCATTTCAGCGACTTTGTCAAGTATTGGGAAGAACTACCGAAGGAATCCCCTGCTAAATTCAGCACATATATCAATGTGCTAAAGTATGTATTGCCTCCTATAGCAGCCGAACCCTTTAGCGAAGAAGGAGCAGAGTCGACTGCAAGTGCAATATCAAAGAGTATCGAAGATTTAAAGAACGCATCAAAATAAGATACAGTATGACAACAGTAATCAACATCAACAGAGCCTTAATATTCGAGGGTATCTCCAAAATAACCGGCTTTATAGGCAAAAACGTTGAAAACGGACTGGATCGCATTGCAGTGACGGAAGACGAAAGAAATATCATCGACGACCTCATTAGAAGTTCGATCATATCCATGACCGCTTTCGTTTCAGCGTATCATCCAGCTTTAAATGATAACGGAATAACCATTGAGACACCTTCTAATTTTGACAGGGCCGCATCCGAAGCGTTACAATCGGAAATGGAAGCGTATATCATCAATCAATCATGCTGCAACTGGTTCCATGTCGCAAGGGAAGAAAAAGACGCGGAAAAATACAGTGAATATGCAAAAAACAATATCCTCAATATTAACCTACTTCTTTCGAGAAGGACAAGACCTCAAAGAATATGACTGTTCAATTTGAAATAACAAAAAAAGATGTGCTTCTGCAGGTCAAAACAGAAGCCTTTGTAACAGGTGAAGCAAACAAGGACGGCGAACTCTCCCGTATCAACCATGCAACAAAAACACAGGCAAGCGACGATGACGATGATATTCTTAATGAGTATATCAATACGGCAGCATCAGCGATTACCGATTTGCTGTCCGGCCATCTTTCGCCATCACAGCCTGCAGATCAAAAAGAAAAGTTTATCTTCACATGCCAAATGCCTGATTCGTACGATACAAATCAGAACCGGGCTATCACAAACGGCATCAAAGATTATATGTCGGCCTATACTCTATACAAATGGTATAAAAGGGTGGCTCCAGACATGGCAGATGCAAGTGAATTAGAAATTATCAGGTCTGATATCAATCATAGGATAAACCAAAGAAGAAAACCCGTCAGACGGCCTGTTCTTCCTCTCAACTTTTAAAAGAGACAACCGCTAACTCTAAAACTTAGCGGTTGTCCACATTATACGCAATACCGGCTCATCTCAAGCGATTCGTGTAGGTTTCATCCACCATAAACTCAATATAGTTTAACGCGACATCCGTGCGTATCCCCCCGACCAAAGCTATCATGAAATATTTGAACGCTTTCGTTTTGTTCATCTTGGTAATAAGATCGCGTACGTCTTCAATCTTTTCACGCCCAGACAGCAGAATAAAGTGTTCGGCATCGTTGCTACCCAAGATATAGAAGCCACATTTGCTGAAAGCCAAAATCTCTTGATCCCTGAATTTAACCGTTTCTCCGCGAAAATATACTAATGATTCGGATGGACGTATTATGCCACGAATAGCTGATTGCACGATGCGTTTATGGGTAAGCGTACCAAACTTGATAGGACGAGTCAGTAACAGTATTTTGTTGACTGTCCTATGCCCATTGTGCATATTGTAAACCCCGTGGTCGTTGAATACGGCCAAACATTCGGGATAAGAGTTTAGAAAGCGGTTGATTGAAGCGGAAATCTTGTACCAGCTACCCGATTGCATATTGAACACGTAGGAATATGGGTAGTTCCGGTTTGCTACAATAACCTCTTTGTCTTCATAATTATACCCGACCTTTGCTTCCTCCAAATAATAAATAAATTCAGTGGAGGAAAGTTTGTCGCTGAATCCACCCACACCTGCAATTTTTTTAATTATAGGCGAACTGTCGACTGCCGTAGGAAGATAACCTTCCATGTCGGACGATATATCTCTTACAGTCGATCCTGATAGGACCTTCAGCCCTGAATCCGTAGAAAACACAATTGCATCATCAGTGGAAACAATGGAATCCGGATTATTGCATACATCCCGTGTCACAGAAAAAGAATTTGCATAAGCGATATCGCCGGTTCCGACCGATAAGGCAAAAACACCTTCGCCCGTAAACACATAAAGAGGAAATTGCCCGAACTGGCCCGTCGACAAGGCCGTTGTCGCTGTAGCCATTGCCACTATGTTACGACTCGAAACCGTATATGTTTGTTTGGCGGGAAAATAAAACGGGTTTGAGACATTTGATACCTTCAATTTATTGGGAGCAACCGACACGGAATCTTCTGGCAAAGGCGTATAGGTCCCATACTTATCGGTTATCGAGTGAGGATAAAGCCCTTTTAAGCTATAGGCTATGTTCAAGAAAGGATGCGGCTTCAATGGAATCTCATC